AATAACGATGGTACTATGTTCAGTAGGTTTATTACAAAAGCGAGAGAAGGTAGTAGAAAATCAGACGCGCAAGCACTTAGAGCTAAAAACACTCAACAAGCTGTAAATAATAAATTTAAAAAAGATATTAGCGAAAAAGGTTTTATTGAAGCATTTAAGCAAAACTTTAAGTTTTAATGAAAAAAATTTGGCAATGGTTAACCGGTAGCGTCATCAAAGAAGTTGGTGACGTTATCGATAAACTAACGACTACCAAAGAAGAAAAGCTAGAAGCACAAAGACTAATAACTGAAATTCTTGAGAAAGCTGATAAAGAAGCACAAGAGCAAGTAACAGCAAGATGGCAAGCTGATATGGCTTCAGATAGTAAGCTATCAAAAAATATAAGACCTATGGTTCTTATTTATTTAACAGTTATATTTACTGCATGCGCTTTTTTTGATGGTAATATTGGTGAATTTAGTATTGCAGATGAATATATACCTATATTTCAGACCTTGCTCGTTACCGTTTACGGTGCTTATTTTGTAGGCCGAAGCTGGGAGAAAGCAAAATCAATGACAAAAAAAGATTAAATGGCAAGAATTAGTACGTATGTAATAGATAATAACATTACCGCTCAAGACAAGGTAATAGGTACTGATTCTTCTGGCGCAGTTACTAAAAACTTTAATTTAGCAGATTTAGGTGAATTTTTGTCTAAAGGCTATGCTAATGTAAACGGCCAACACTCTTGGACTTTTGTTAATCAGGTACAAACCGGCGGGTTATATGGCCCTGCCAATGGCGCTTCAATAAGCACTTTAACTACTATAAAGTTAAATGAAATAACAAGCGGCGAAAAAAACATACAGAACTTTTTATTAGAATATAAAGGTAAAAGAATATTATTAGTTGATATAGTAGACCCCAACATATATGGTCTATTTGATGTGACTAGCATTGCTGAAGATCAAACTAATTTAAATAATTATGATATAGGCTTAGACCATATATCAAGCAATGGTACATTAACCCTAGACAAAGTATATGCGATATCAATGTACGCTCAAGACGCGACGTATGCGCATAGACAAATAAACGCTTCAACGACTTGGACTATAAATCATAATTTAGGAAAGTTCCCAAGTGTTAGCATAAAATTTTCTAGCAGCGACCAAATATATGAAAACGTTGGTGCTTTTGCTGGAGTAATATATACAGATCAAAACAACTTAACAATTAACCTAGCGGCCGCAGAGAGTGGGTACGCTTATTTAAACTAAAAATATGGCAATTCCATTTTTAAATCACTTAGACTTACGAAGCGTATCGGAATTACAAAATGCGATACTTCACAAAACAACAACAACAACCGCCTCTAACGTTGAGGGTAAATTTATTTACGATACAGGAACTAATACAATGCAGTATTATAACGGAACATCTTGGATTAACTTGGATGGTTCTGGAGATATTTCTGCGGTTGTAGCTGGTGCAGGTTTAACAGGTGGCGGTACTTCTGGTTCTGTTACATTAAATGTAGGAGACGGTGCAGGTATTACGGTTAACGCGGATAGTATTGACGCAAATGTTGATGATATAACTACACAAATAGTATCTGATAATATTGTTGCTAAAACTGCTGCTGTTACAAATGGCAGCGCTCAACTAGCTACTGGTGATCAAATATATGATTTTGTTACAGGTCAAGGATATATTGACGGTAACCAAACAATTTCATTAAGTGGTGATTTATCTGGGTCTGGTACAACATCAATCAACGCTACTATTGTAGCTGATGCTGTTGAAGCCGGAATGCTTAACGATAATGTTATTTCAGGTCAAACAGCGTTAACAAGTGGCTTAGCTGATGCGGATGAATTCTTGATTAGTGATGCGGGCACCATAAAGAGAATGGACACATCTGTTCTAAAAACGTATATGCAGAATAACCTTACCTTCAGTTCTGGAACAGTAACTGGTACCGGTACAACTAATGTACTTCCAAAATGGACAAATGGGGGTAATGGTGCTTTAGGAGATTCGAGTATCAGCGACAATGGAACAACTGTAACTATTACTGGTAACTTAGATGTTCAAGGAACAACAACCACCATAGACTCTACAACAGTTGCTATTGGTGATAATATGATGAAGTATGCTAAAGATAACACGGCTAACGCTTCGGATATTGGTTGGTATGGTAAGATTGTTTCTTCTGGAACAAAATACCCGGGTATGTGGTATGATGCCAGCACTGGCGTTTCAACGCCTAAATTCGCTTTAGGTATTGCTACTACAGAACCAACTGGCACGGGAACTATTGCTGTTACAGGTACATTAGTAGCTGATCTAGAAGGTAATGCTGTTACAGCTACAAGACTAGCGTCTGCACAAAACTTTTCTATAGATGGTGATATTACAGCCTCTGCGGTTAGCTTTAATGGTTCTGGCGCTGTTGTTTTAAACGCTAATATAGACGCTAATGTTGTTGGAGCCGCTGAGCTTAATGTTTCTGGCAATGGTACTTCAGGATATTTACTATCTTCTGATGGTGATGGTTCATTCAGTTGGGTCGCCGCTGGTTCAGCACCAAGTGATGCTACAATAACTTTAAATGCCGGTGATGGATTAGACGGTGGTGGAGCATTTACCTTAAATCAGGCAAGTAACGAAACAATAACATTTAGCGCCGAAAACGCTAGCACAACAAATAAAGGTGTTGTAGAATTAGCAACTTGTGCGGAAGTTTTAACTGGTACGGACGGTTCTAGAGTTGTGACACCAGACACATTGGCTTGTAAATCAGTTACAGCAACAATTTCAGCGGCTTCAGTTTCAGGTTCTAATTTATATGCTGAAATCACGCACTCTTTAGGCACTGAAGATGTAATGGTTGAACTATTTGATGCAAGCACAAAAGAAACAGTTTTTGCTTTAGTTGAAAGAAAAGACAAATCAGGAACTAACTCCACAAGTAAAATTACAGTTTATTTTTCAGCAGTTCCTTCAAACAACATAGAAGTTCTTATTACATCATTAAAAGGAGCGACAGCAGGCACAGTAGCTTATAGCTAGTATTAAAATAATAATTTAATTTATGTCAATTAAAATTCTTAATGGAATTGACGTGGACAACGGCGTGTTGTACACAGACACTGTAAATGATAGAGTAGGTATTGGAACTACTAGTCCTGATGCGCCTCTTCATATTAAAAGTACTAATTTCGAAATGTTAAAGCTAGAGCAAAACGATGCTAATGGAGGTTTGATACGTTTTTTAAATACTGATGACACTGATGGTTGGTTTACTGGTATTGCTGGCACTGAAAAATTTATAATATCAAGAACAGCTGATAATACGTCTCCTATAATAACAGTTGAACAAAACGGCGACGTCGGGATTGGGACAGATAGTCCATCTTATAAACTGCATAATACAGGAACTACTAGATTAGAGGGCAGAATAACATTAGGTGGAGATGTAAATAATTTTATAGAAGGGGTTGGAAATGGAATAAATTTCAAGACAACTGACGATTATAATTTTATCAAAGGAGCAAACACTTTATTTACTATAAAGAGTACTGGTAACGTCGGGATCGGAACGACTATTCCATCTACTAAGCTACATTTAGCTGACTCTAATGACGTTTATCTTACTCTAGAATCTACTAATGCAAGTACTGCAGAAGAAGTAGCAATTAAATATAGTAACTTTTCAACAGGTAGTAACTATTGGTGGACAGGTTTAAATCAATCTGCTAGTTACTCATTAGCCTATGGAACGACTTATTCCGGAGCTAATGTTAAAATGGAAATTTCAACCGCGGGTGACGCAACTTTTGGAGGTACAGTTTATATCCCTTCAAAATTAGAACATACTGGAGATAGTAATACTTTTTTAAATTTTTCAGATGATACTATAACATTATCTGCAGGTGGTGCTGTTACAACTTTACAAGGGAATGGTAACACAACTTTTGCAGGGGCTGTTTTTGTGGAAGATGATTTGTATTTAACAGATGCGGGAACAGTTAGAGGTAAAATACAGTTAAACGCAAGTGACAGAGATGACTTAGATATTAAAGCAGTTTCGTTAGGCAGTAAGATGAAATTCTTTACTGTTGATACAGAAAGAATGCGTATTGACTCAGACGGCAACGTCGGTATCGGGACTTCTTCTCCTACAGGAAAACTAGAAATTCAAAGAACCCAAATCACAACTCAATTTGATAGAGATTCTTTTTTAAGATTGCACCCATCAACAACTACAAACTCAGGTGGTTTTACAAATATCTTTTTTGGAACATCACCAGTTAACAATTATGGTGTTGCTATTGGTGGCCTTAGAGCGGGAACTGATGGAACTCCATCATTTAGTGTTAGAATGTTAGATGATTCTATTACAGGTACAGAAGTTTTAAATATTGGTAGTACTGGCGCCGCAACTTTTGCAGGTAAAATTATAGCAGAAAAAGGTGTTCAATTTACTGGAGGTACTATCGCAACAGCAACTACAGTTTTACACACAAACAACGTTGTTTATGCTCGTGGCGGAAGTAGTGGTATGTTTTTGCAAAATGCGGATGGTAGTGATGGTATATTTATAGCAAACGATCACGTTAGGGTTGAGACAGGAACTGCTGAAAGAATGCGTATTACAAGCGCCGGCAACGTTGGTATTGGAACAACTAGTCCCGGAAAAGAACTAGATGTGGTAGGAACTATTAGAGCTACAGATGGTAGCAGTCAACACCAATTGAGACCAACACAATTAATTAGTTACGGTACTGCTGCTATAATAAATGCAGAATCTGCTGGCTATGATGTCAGACTAAATACACAAAGCAGTACGGTATTAATTGCTAAAGCAGACGGCAAAGTCGGGATCGGTACGACTAGTCCTGGATCAAGACTAGAAGTAAACGGAGAAATTGACGCTAATGGAGGTGATGGTTATCGTATAGAAACAAAACCTTTTGCAACTTGGTCCTTAGATTTACTTACTCTAGGTGATTGGGATGGTGAAGGATATGCTACTCGTATAATGGGTAGTAATTCGTCAGAAGTAATGAGAGTTACTGGAACAAACGTTGGTATCGGGACAACAGCACCAGGAGCAAAGTTAGAAGTTAATGGTAATTCTAGATTTATTGGCTCAATGCAGTTTTATCAAGGTAGTACATCAAATCAATATTTAAATATATTACAATCTGGCGGAAGTACTTTTATAAACACAGGCACTTCTGGAGAAACAATATATTTTGGTGCACCCTCTAGTAATACAACAAATCTTTATATACAAGGAACTGCTTCAATAAGTTCAATAGCTAACGCCACAACTGATACAGATAAGTTTTTAGTTTCACAAAGTGGCACGGTACAATACAGAACAGGTGCTCAATTAGCATCTGATATAGGTGCTGTTACTGGTGGCCCTTTTTTGCCAATTAGTGGAGGAACATTAACTGGTGGTTTAAGTATACCAGAATATTTATATCACTCTGGAGACCAAAATACAAATCTTCGTTTTCAAAGCGACTCAATAGAGCTCTACACTGGTGGTTGGAAAGTTTTTGGTAATACAACTTTAAAATATGGAGCGCTTTATGGTGATAACGCTTTAAGAGTTTACGCAACACAAGCTGGTGGATATGTAAATGGATCTCTTGAAGTTAGCGATTACGTTAAAGCTGTAGACGGATATAAAGGATATGTCTCTTATTTTCATAATGCTGGATTTTTCCATAGCCCAAGAAGCCAAGATGGCGCCAACCCACTGTTTATTCCTATAAATTCAACAGGAATGTCTTCATCAGACCAATATTATAATACTTGGGTGCCTTTATACGCGGGTAGAGTTAGAAAAATTATAATAAAGCATATATCAGGAAGTACACCAGTTGCTACGGCTTGTACTTTTCGCAAAAAAATAAATGGAACATTAAGCGGCACAACTTACGCTGGAACCGTCACAGGTGGAGGCTCGGCAGGTATGAAAGTTACTTTTGATTTTGGAACTACTAATTTTACTTTTAACGCTGAAGACGAAGTGCAAATAGGAATTGTGACTGGGGTAGCAACTCAGCCAAGAATGGGGGGATGTTCTTGTCAAATATGGTATGAATATAATATAACTTAATATGGCAAATATAAACGACAACATAAGAGGCAAAAAACTATTTAAAGAAGGTGGTTCAAAACAACAGGCTGTTAAAGGTTCTGACGGTGAATACACCGTATCTAAAGAAATATCTGATGATTTAACTGGTTTAACAGATATTAGCGACTTGTTTAACAACGACGATATTTATCAAACTAATAAGTTTTTATTAAAACAAATTGAGGATTTAAGACAGGACGTAGAAGAGCTTCACGCGTTTATTAAAGATGCTTTTGGTAAAGATTCATCAAGTGCTGCATCTAAAGGAGATACAGGCGCTACAGGTCCACAAGGGCCTAAAGGAGACACAGGAGCAACAGGAGCAACTGGCCCAGCTGGCGCCGATGGTAAAAATGGTAGTGACGCTTCTGTAAGTGGGTTTAAAGGTCAAAAAACAGTAGGTAAAGAAACTTGGACATTTGAGGCAGGTTTATTAAAATCAGTAAAATAATAAAATTATGACATACGATTGGAATTGTAAAACAGTAGATGTACACCCTCAAGCAGAAGGTGAAACAGATGTAGTGTATAATGTACACTGGATTGTAACTGGAACTTCGGATCAATTAGATCCACAAGAAAACGCTTATTCAGCAACTAATATTGGAACTCAAGTAGTAACTTTAGACCCTGAAGCTGAGTTTATACCTTTTGACGAACTAACAAATGAAATAGTTGTAGAGTGGACAAAAGATGCTATGGGTGAAGAAAAAGCTCAAGCTATTGAAGATAGTTTAGCGGCTCAAATAGCAGAATTAGAAAATCCAACTTCTGTAACTATGACAATAGAAAATTAAAGTAATGCGTAAATACGTAATACTTAACTATATGTTAAACATTTAAATTAAATAAAATGGCAGAAAAAATCGCAAAAAAAGAATTAACTAAGCTTCAAGACTTAGTGAAAAACTACAATCAACATCAATTAAAACTAGGCGAGCTAGAAGTTGAAAAGCATAGATTACTACACAGTATATCAAATGTTCAAGAAGAACTTCAAAAGTTTCAAGATGAATTAAAAGAAACCTACGGTGAAGTTAGCATTGACATCAATGATGGTAAAATTGCAAAAAATGAGCCTAGTAAGGAAGATTAGTATAGGAAGAGACTATAAAAATGATGCCATGCACTATTCTGTTGGACAGGAAGTGTATGGTGGTCATATTATAGAAAATATAATAGAAGAAGATAACAAGTACTCTATTTATATTAAAAAAGACAATGAAGTTTTACCTTGGAAAGACTTTAACAAAAACATGGCTATTGCAGTTGAATATAACTTAGAGTACTAATGAATTCTTTATTTAATTTTATAATTAAACCTTTTGAAGAAAGAACAAATAATAAATTAAAAATAAACGAATCCGAGTTAATACTTAACACTGAAATGCAAAACCACCAATATGTTAGTAGGCACGGGATTGTTATTTCAACACCTTTAGTAGGTTGTACTGAAGTTAGTATTGGTGATGAGATTATAGTTCACCATAATGTGTTTAGAAGATTCTACGACATAAGAGGTAAAGAAAAAAATAGTAAAAGTTATTTTAAAGAAGATTTATTTTTTGTTCAGCAGGATCAAGTTTACGCTTATAAATCAAATGATGAGTGGAAAGCTATAAAAGGTTTTTGTTTTATAAAGCCTTTAAAAGAAAACAACAGTTTTTCTTTAGAAAAAGAAATTGTTGGAAAAGGAGTTGTTAAGTATAGCGATGGTTATGTAGATGAAAACGCATTAGTTTCTTTTAAGCCTGGATTTGAATACGAGTTTTTTATAGAAAACGAAAGACTATATAGGGTTCCAAACAAATTTATTACAATTAAATATGAACATCAAGGAGACGAAAAAGAATATAATCCAAGCTGGTCACAAAGCAGTTGAGGAATTAATAAAAGTTGCTGAAGAAAAAATTATTACAAATACAGAAGATGATGTTTCAGCTGATAGACTTAAAAATGCTGCGGCAACAAAAAAGCTAGCAATATTTGATGCTTTTGAAATATTAACTAGAATACAAGAAGAAGAGCATATTTTAGAAGACAAACCAAAAGAAGAAACTAAAAAAACTTTTAGTGGTTTTGCAGAAAGGAGATCTAAATAATGTACGAGCAGAGTTTATATAAAATTATACAACCTATAAAAATAAATACATTAAATAGATTAAATAAATCTAAAAAATGGAAATACGGTTACAACAAAGAAAATGATGTTGTAGTTATAAGTAAAACTGGCCAAATTGGAGAAATTTACGAAATACAAGGTCTTAAAATAGCGCTTCCTAAGCGACCTAAAGAAATACATAAAGGTGAAGATAGGTGGAAGCCTAAAGAATACCCTAGAGAGCTTAAAAACATTAATAGCGTGTTTGAGTGGAGAGATTATCCAGAAGATTTTAAAGCTAAATGGGAAAATTATATTGATAATGAATTTAAAAAACGAGAAGAAGGTCATTGGTTCTATAATAGAGGTGTGGCTACTTACATTACTGGCACTCACTTTATGTACTTGCAGTGGAGCAAGATTGATGTTGGGAAACCAGACTTTAGGGAAGCAAACAGATTATTCTTTATATTCTGGGAGGCTTGTAAAGCAGACGCACGATCTTACGGAATGTGTTACCTTAAAAACCGTCGTTCAGGATTTTCGTTCATGTCTTCAGCAGAAGCCGTTAATATGGCGACAATTACGTCAGATGCACGGTACGGTATCTTGTCTAAGTCTGGAGCCGATGCTAAGAAAATGTTCACAGACAAGGTTGTACCAATATCAGTCAACTACCCGTTCTTTTTCAAACCTATCCAGGACGGTATGGACAGGCCCAAGACAGAACTCGCTTATAGAATACCAGCCAGTAGGCTCACAAGAAAGTCAATACAAAACAAACAAGAACAAGAAACGCTCGAAGGATTAGACACTACTATTGATTGGAAAAACACAGGAGATAATAGTTATGATGGTGAAAAACTAGCTTTATTAGTGCACGATGAAAGCGGTAAATGGGAAAGACCAGATAATATATTAAATAACTGGAGGGTTACAAAAACCTGTCTTAGATTAGGTTCTAGAGTTATTGGAAAGTGTATGATGGGATCAACTTCTAATTCATTAGATAAAGGTGGAGAAAATTTTAAAAAACTATATTACAACTCCGATGTTACTAAAAGAAACAGGAATGGACAGACTAGCTCAGGATTATATTCTTTGTTCATACCTATGGAGTGGAACTACGAGGGATTCATTGATTCTTATGGACACCCTGTTTTCGATACTCCAGAAAAACCAGTAGAAGATACGTATGGTGATTTAATAGAGACAGGTGTTATAGAACATTGGCAAAATGAAGCCGAGGGTTTAAAAAACGACCAAGATGCGTTAAACGAGTATTATAGGCAGTTTCCTAGAACTGAAGAGCACGCGTTTAGAGATGAAACAAAAAACAGTATATTTAATTTAGTTAAAATATACGAACAAATAGATTACAATGAAGATCTATTAAACACAAACGTTGTTTCTACAGGAAGTTTTCAGTGGGAAAACGGAATAAAAGATACTAAAGTTAAATTTACACCAAATAAAAACGGAAGGTTTAAAATAACTTGGGTTCCTAGCTATAGTTTGCAAAACAAGCAAATTTTAAAAAATGGAATAAAATATCCTGGAAACGATCATATAGGCGCTTTTGGTTGTGATAGTTATGATATTTCTGGTACAGTTGATGGGCAAGGTTCTAAAGGTTCATTGCACGGCTTAACAAAGTTTAGCATGGAAGACGCGCCTCCAAATTCTTTTTTTCTTGAATACATAGCTAGACCTCAAACGGCAGAAATGTTTTTTGAAGATGTATTAATGGCTTGTGTATTTTATGGCATGCCTCTTTTGGCTGAAAATAATAAACCAAGACTTTTGTATTACTTTAAAAGAAGAGGTTATAGAGGATATTCTATGAACAGGCCAGATAAACTTTGGAATAAACTTTCTATAGCAGAAAAAGAAATAGGAGGTATACCAAACTCTAGCGAAGACATTAAACAAGCACATGCAGCAGCTATTGAATCTTATATAGATAAATATGTAGGATTAAAATCAGATGCACAATATGGAGACATGTATTTTAATAAAACATTAAATGATTGGGCTAAGTTTGATATAAATAAAAGAACAAAGTTTGATGCCGCTATAAGCTCTGGTTTAGCTATAATGGCTTGCAATAGGCATTTATATAGACCTGTTGCTAAAGTAGAAAAACAACCAATAAATATAAAAATCGCTAAGTTTAGTAATAGTGGTAATTTATCAAAAATAATAAAATAACATATGGCTGAGTCAGTTGTAAAAAGTTTTTTTCCTAGTCAAGTTGCTAGCGATCAAGAAAAAGCCTCTTTAGAATACGGTTTAAAGGTCGGTAGAGCTATTCAAGACGAGTGGTTTAAATCTACTAACGGCAACAATAGATATAAAAGTAATCAAAACACTTTTCATAGATTAAGGTTGTACGCTAGAGGAGAGCAATCAATACAAAAATATAAAGATGAGCTGTCTATAAATGGCGACTTGTCTTATCTTAATTTAGATTGGAAACCAGTGCCAATTATACCTAAGTTTGTAGATATAGTTGTTAATGGTATATCAGAAAGAACTTTTGATATAAAAGCATTTTCTCAAGATCCTTACGGTATAAGTAAAAGAACAGCTTATATGGAATCTATAATTAGAGACATGCAAACTAAAGAAATTAACGAATATGTTAATGAAAATTTAGGAGTAAACTTATTTGAAAATAAACCAAGTTTTTTACCAGAAACAAAAGAAGAACTTGAGCTTCACATGCAACTAACTTATAAACAAAATGTTGAAATTGCAGAAGAGCAAGCAATAAATGTTTTATTAGAAGGTAATAAATATGATCTTACAAGAAAAAGAGTTAATTATGATTTAACTACTATAGGTGTTGGCGCTGTTAAAAACAGGTTTTCAACCTCTGAAGGCGTTATAGTAGATTATGTTGATCCGGCTAATATGGTTTATTCTTACACAGAATCACCTTATTTTGATGATATATATTACGTAGGTGAAATAAAATCTGTTCACATAAACGAATTAAAAAAACAATTTCCTAGCTTAACAGATGATGATTTAGAAAGTATTAGTAAAACTTCGTTTCAAAATAACGGATTTTACGATAGGACAATAACTAACTATGATGAATCTGATTCTAACAGTGTTCAAATACTGTATTTTAACTATAAAACCTACATGAACGAGGTTTATAAAGTTAAAGAAACAGCTACTGGTGCTGAAAAAATAATAATTAAAGACGATCAGTTTAATCCACCAGAAGAAATACTTGAGCAGTATGGTATACAAAAAGTTGGTAGATCTTTAGAAGTTTTATACGAAGGTGTTTTAGTTTTAGGTACAGATAAGTTACTTAAGTGGGAAATGGCTAAAAATATGCTACGGCCAAAAAGTGATTTTACTAAAGTTAAAATGAATTATAGCATTTGTGCACCTCGTATGTACAAAGGACAGATTGAGTCATTAGTTAGCCGTATAACTGGTTTTGCTGATATGATTCAATTAACTCATTTAAAGCTACAGCAAGTATTATCACGCATGGTACCAGATGGCGTTTATTTAGACGCTGATGGTTTGGCTGAAGTTGATTTAGGTAATGGAACTAATTATAACCCACAAGAAGCTTTGAATATGTTTTTTCAAACAGGTTCTGTAATTGGTAGATCATTTACTCAAGAGGGTGATTTAAATCCAGGTAAAGTACCTATTCAAGAAATAGCAAGTGGATCTGGTGGTAATAAAATACCACAGCTTATAAATACATATAATTATTATTTACAAATGATTCGCGATGTCACTGGTCTTAACGAAGCTAGGGACGGCAGTACGCCTTCAAAAGACGCTTTAGTTGGCGTTCAAAAACTAGCGGCCGCTAACTCAAATACAGCAACAAGGCATATATTAACTAGTGGTTTGTTTATAACTTCAGATTTAGCAGAAAATCTTTCATTAAGAATATCAGATATATTAGAATTTTCACCAACAAGAGAAGCTTTTATACAACAAATAGGTGTTCACAATGTAGCGACACTAGACGAGCTTAAAGAACTTCATTTATATGATTTTGGTATATTTATAGAACTACAACCAGATGAAGAAGAAAAAGCTGTTTTAGAAAACAATATACAAATGGCAATAGCTCAAAAATCTCTAGATTTAGACGACGCTATTGATATTAGAAACGTTAAAGATTTAAAATTAGCTAATCAACTTTTGAAACTAAGAAGAAAGAAAAAGTTTGAAAGAGATCAACTAGCGCAACAACAAAATATACAAGCTCAAGCTCAAGCAAATCAACAGTCTCAACAAGTTGCTGCTCAGTTAGAAGTTCAAAAACAAAACGCTTTGACTCAAAGTAAAATTCAGTTAGAGCAAGCAAAGTCTAATTTTGAAACAGAGAAATTAATAAGAGAGGCTAATTTAAAGAAAGAACTTATGTCTTACGAGTTTCAGATTAACATGAAGCTTAAAGAAATGGAATCCAAGGTTGTTTCCATGAAAGACGAAGTTAAAGAAGATAGAAAAGACGAAAGAACAAAAATACAAGCAACACAACAAAGTCAATTAATAGCACAAAGAAAAGACAACTTACCACCGAAAAATTTTGAATCATCTGGAAATGACGTAATGCAAGGTGGATTTGGTTTAGGTTCTTTTGAACCCAGGTGATTATAGTAATTAACAATTATATAATATTTTATCATGAAAAAAGAAGAAAAAAAACTTGTTCAGCAAGAAGAGGTTAAAGATGAAAAAACTCTCAACAATCCAGTTGTTCAAGACAGCGAAGGCACAATTAAAGTAGATTTATCAAAATTAAACAAAAAACAAGAAGATGCCGTTCAAGAACAAAGCGCAGATGCAAGCGATGATACTATCGAGCAACCCCAAAACGAGGGAAGTAGCAAAGAAGTGGTTGAAGAAGTACAAGACACCGTTCAAGATGAAGAGCAGCCAGTTATTGAAGAAATAATTGAAGAAATAATTGAAGAAAAGGAGCAAGAGCAAGCAGAGCAGCTTAAAGAAGAAGTAGCTGAAGCTGTTGCTGAACAAAAAGAAACAGGTATTGAACTCCCTGAAAATATTCAAAAAGTTGTAGACTTTATGAATGACACGGGTGGAACCTTAGAAGATTATGTAAAGCTAAATACTGACTATGCATCTCTAAGTGAATCACAACTTTTAAGAGAGTACTATGAAACAACTCGTCCTCATTTAGAAAAAGAAGAAATTGACTTTTTAATGGAAGATAATTTTTCATACGATGAAGAGCTTGATGAAGAAAGAGATGTACGTAAAAAGAAAATAGCTTATAAAGAAGAGTTAGCAAAGGCTAAAAACCACTTAGATGGATTAAAGTCTAAATATTACGAAGAAATTAAAGCTGGATCAAGGTTAAATCCCGATCAGCAAAAAGCAGTTGAGTTTTTCAACCGCTATAATAAAGAAAATGAACAATCAAGTAAAATTGCAGAACAACAAAAGAAAACGTTTTTAAACAAAACAAACGATGTTTTCAACAATAATTTCAAAGGTTTTGAATACAATGTTGGAGACAAAAAATATCGTTTTAATGTAAAAGACGCTGAGAGTGTTAAATCTAGTCAAAGCGACATTAATAATTTTGTTAAGAAGTTCTTAAACGATAAAAATGAAATGTCAGATGCTTTAGGTTATCACAAATCTTTGTTTACCGCTATGAATCCAGATGCAGTAGCAAAACACTTTTACGAGCAAGGTAGATCCGATGCTATAAAATCAAGTGTTTCTAATGCTAAAAATGTAGATATGGAACCGAGACGGGGCCATGAAAAAACTACGACTTCAAATGGTTGGACAGTAAAATCTGTTAATGGACTTGATACTTCAAAGTTAAAAGTAAGAATAAAAAAATAACAACTAAAAAATTAAAATTATGGCAGCAGGTGATTTCGCCGGAACAGGCGCACAACTTAACCATCTTACCCCAAGACCCGTAAAAGGTTTATTTGGAGACAATTACCTATCTTTATCAGATATGGCGTTTACTTCTCAATTCCTACCAGAAGTATACGAAAAAGAAGTAGAACGCTACGGCAACCGTACAGTTTCTGGATTCTTAAGAATGGTAGGAGCAGAAATGCCTATGGCTTCTGACCGAGTTATTTGGTCTGAGCAAGGGCGTTTACACATCGCTTTTGATGATTGTACAGTAGCTAACGGTAGCCCAACAACAACAGTTTCTTTTACAAATGACGCAGCTGGAACAGCAGGTGCTCAAAACGCAGCTGAAAAAGGAAGTTTAGTAGGAGTAGGTGCTACAGTAGTTATATCAAAAGGAGTTAATACAGTAAAAGCTAGAGTAGCTACTTCACCTGGAAACGGTACTATTACCGTAGCTCCTTATGGTGCTGGCAACTTAAACACACTTGGAAGTGGAGCTTTAACAGGCGTTAAACTTTTTGTCTATGGATCTGAGTATAAAAAAGGTAGTGGAACTGGTGTTGCTGGTAATATTGGACCAGTAAATTCTATTGACGCTCAGTTTACCAAATTTGAAAACAAACCAATTATTTTACGTGATAAATATAACGTAAATGGTTCTGATGTTGCTCAAATTGGTTGGGTTGAAGTTACTACTGAAGCTGGAACTGGTGGATATCTTTGGTATTTAAAATCAGAGCACGAAGCTCGTATTCGTTTTGAAGACTATTTAGAAATGTCAATGGTTGAAGCTGTTGTTGACAATGGTACTACAGCTAACTCGGCTGGAGCTGCAGGATTTAGTGGTTCCGAAGGTTTATTTGCCGCGATTGAAAGTAGAGGTCTTGTTTACAATGATCCTAATTTTGGTGGCACTGGATCTGGTGAAGGTGTTGCAGAGTTTGACACTATACTAGGTGAGCTTGATAAGCAAGGAGCTATTGAAGAAAACATGCTTTTCTTAGATCGTAGTACTTCTTTGTCTATCGATATAATGTTAGCTAACCAAAACAGCTACGGAACAGATGGAACATCTTATGGTGTTTTTGAAAATTCCGGAGATATGGCTCTTAATTTAGGATTTAGCGGTTTTAGAAGAGGATCTTATGATTTTTATAAAACAGACTGGAAATACTTAAACGATTCTACAACTCGAGGTCTTGTTGACAACGTGTTAGGTGTTTTAGTGCCAGCTGGAACTTCTACTGTTTATGATCAGATGTTAGGTCAAAACATTCAAAGACCATTTTTACACGTTCGATACAGAGCTTCAGAAGCTGATGATCGTCGTTTAAAGTCTTGGGTGACTGGATCTGTTGGAGGAAACTTCTCATCTGACATCGACGAAATGAACGTGAACTTCTTATCAGAAAGATGTCTTTGTGTTCAAGGAGCAAACAACTTTATCCTTTTCGGTAAAGACTAATTTAAACATAGTGTAATTATTACCCTCGTTGTATTTACGGGGGTAATTATTACCTTTATTAACTATTTAATTTTATTATATTATGGCTAAAAAAGTCAAAGCAGAAGAAACTATTGAGGTTGCGCCTCAAGTGATTGCAGCTGAAAAAAAAATTGCAGCACCAAAAAAACCAGAATGGGACTATAGAGATAGATTATATACTTTAAAAAATGGAAGAACCCCTATTATATATAATATAGCTTCTAAACATTCTCAAAGAAAATCTTTGTTATGGTTTGACGAAGAAAAAGGCATTCAAAGAGAGCTAAGATATGCTACTAATCAAAACTCTCCTTTTGTAGACGAACAAAAAGGAGCCGTTACTTTAGGTAGAATAGTTTTTAGAGACGGTCAACTAGCAGTTCCAAAAGAACAAGTTGCTTTACAAAAACTATTATCATTATATCACCCACTTAAAGACCAACTTTATGAAGAGTACAACGCGGTTGAAGAGTCTATTGATGATCTTGCTTACATGGAATATGAGTTCCAAGCTTTATTATCAGCTAAGCAAATGGAAATAGAAGAATTAGAAGCTATTTTAAGAGTTGAGTATGGTAGTAGAGTTGATGATTTAACGTCAAGTGAGTTAAAAAGAGATGCTTTTTTGTTTGCTAAAAGAAATCCTTTTTTGTTTTTAGAATTAGCTAATGACGAAAATGTAGAACTAAGAAACGTTGGAATAAAAGCAACAAACGCTGGTATTATAAAACTTTCTCAAGATCAAAGAACTTTTACATATGGTGAAACTAGCAGAAAACTAATGACTGTTCCTTTTGATGAGCATCCATATTCTGCACTCGCCGCCTTCTTTAAAACAGATGAAGGTATGGAAGTTTACAAGCATATAATTAAAAAATTATAAGTCACATTATAGTAGCTAGGCCGCTGTAATAGTGGCCTAACTATTATAAATAAAAAAAACAAATGGCAATAAGCATAGATACAGTATATCAAAAAGTTTTAGCTATATTAAACAAAGAGCAACGTGGATATGTTACCGCTCAAGAATTTAATCTATTTGCTAATCAAGCTCAATTAGATTTATTTGAGCAATACTTTTATGACATTAATCAATTTGGAAGATTACCTGGAAATGACACAGAGTATTCAGATATGTTAAATATTTTAAATGAAAAAATAAGTCCATTTGAAACTACTAATAATTTAAATTATAACTCAACTGATAATTATTTTCCATTACCTACTGATTTATATAGATTAGGTACTATCATATACAGTAACACTACAACTGACGGTTTTGGCACATCTACAACAGAGCAAATAGAAGCTGAGAGAGTTGCTAAAAATGAAATTTTATATATCAACTCATCTCCACTTACAAAACCAAAAAATACACGTCCTATATACACTCAAAACACGTCTGGAATCAATGTTTATGGTGATTCTGAATTAACTTCTAATGTTAAGTGTAATTATATTAAAAAACCATCTACTCCACAGTGGGCATACCAAATTGTTTTTGACGAGCCGCTTTATGACGCTGCTAATTCAGTTGATTTTGAATTAAATCCATCTGAAGAAACAGAACTTGTTATTAAAATATTAGAAATGTCTGGTTTACTAATTAAAGATTATAATTTATATAACGTAATTAATCAAGAAGAAATAGAAACTATACAACAAGAAAAATCTTAATAAATGGGACTAATAAATTATACTAATGAGCAATATTATCAAGGACCAGATGGTGTTTGGAATAGTTTAGACGAAGATTACGGTAATTATCAGTTTATATCGTTAAAAGATATTATAAATAATTTTATTATTTCTTATGTAGGTGAAAACAAAATTATAAGTAAAATAAAAAGAACTGACGTTGCTTTTCACGCACAGCGAGGTATACAAGAATTTAATTTTGATATTCTTCCTTCATTTAAATCACAAGAAATAGAAATAGGACCTCAACTCTATATGGTTCTACCTCAGGATTATGTTAATTACGTAAAGTTAACATGGTCTGATGACAACGGTGTTGAGCATATAATATATCCTGCAATAAAAACTAGTGATCCTTTGCCTATAATACAAGATAACGACTACGAGTATACTTTCGATAATAACGGTGAAATAATTTATGCTCAAGATTCTGAGACTTGGAAAAAATTTAAATCAAAACCTCATAACCAAGAGCACTTCAAAAATACAAATAACAGTGATTTAATGGCTGAGCACTTTTTAGGTAGAAGGTACGGACTTACTCCTGAAAACGCTCAATCAAATGGAGTGTTTTTTATAGACCAAATAAAAGGTTTAATACGTTTTAGCTCTGACATGGTAAACAGAGTTGTTACTTTAAAATATATAAGTGACGGTTTAGCTAAGGACGAAGAGATGACAGTTCATAAATTTGCAGAAGAAGCTTTATATAAGTATATAGCTTATGCTATTTTATCAACTAGATCAAATACACCAGAATATATTATAGCAAGGTTTAAACGTGAAAAACAAGCTGCTAGACGAAATGCTAAATTAAGATTATCAAATATTAAAATAGAAGAAATTACGCAAGTTATGCGTAATAAATCCAAGCAAATAAAACATTAATATATGCCAGAATTTATCCATACCTTCCAATCAGGAAGAATGAATAAAGATCTTGACGAGCGATTGATACCAAATGGTGAATATCGTGACGCGCTAAATTTAGATTTAGCAAACTCAGATGGATCTAACGTAGGTACTTTGCAAAATGTAAAAGGAAATATAGAACAAAGAAGGTGTGATGGTTGTTCTGACAATTGGAGTTCTGATTATATAGATGAGTTGTCTAACCCTGTTGTAATAGGTTCTATAAGACACGATAAAGAAGAAAAAATATATTGGTTTATAGCTTCTGACAACATTAGCGCTATAGCTGAATATGATCAAAAAAACAATATAGTTGAACCTGTTTTAGTAGATACTAATAATATTTTAAAGTTTTCTGAAAGCTATTTAATTACTGGTATAAATATATTAGATAAGTTTTTGTTTTGGACAGACGATCAAACTGAGCCGAAAAAAATCAATATAGATAAATTTAAGGCTGGTTCTTGTGATTTTGTAACACACACCAAAGTGGGTGAGTGGAATCCATCTCAAAATAATTACGTTCAAGTAAACTGCTCTGGCACGCCTTCTATACAGCCAAATTTCGTTGAAGCAGATATAACTGTTATAAAAAAATCCCCATTAAACTCTTTAACGCTTGACAAAGCGGCTAGTAAATACGGCGCGGACATACCAGGTACTGGTGTTGATCCGTTAAGAACACAATATACAGTTTCTAATCAAGAAAATTTTACATACGTTTTATACACAACTTCAGCACCTAATGATTATATTCCTATAGATACTTATGGTCAATACCTAGCTAATATAGAATCAGATCCTGATTATTACGACGATTCTAGTTTAGGAGCTAACTGGAACGGTGAGATTACTTTTAGTATACTTTCACCTCCCAGCTACGGCGTGGATCCAGATACAGGCGATCCTGTTTGGCAAAACGGTGACATATTATCTTTAAATGCAGACCACGTAGATTTACTTGGTGAGCATTATAAGTATCAACTAAAAGTTCTTATAACCAACGTAAACGGAGATAATATAACTTGTCAAATACAGTCTATATCTTCTAGAATATTAAGATTTCAAGACAATAATCAGCAAAATGTACCTGTTATTTTTGATGTAGTTTTAGAAGAAAAAGAACCTATGTTTGAGTATGTGTTTCCTAGATTTGCATATAGATGGAAGTATATAGATAATGAGTATTCTTGTTTTTCACCTTTTACAGAGGTAGCTTTTATACCCAACAAGTTTGAGTACGTTTCTTCTGACGGTCATAATATAGGTATGACTAATAATATTAGAAAATTAATACTTAAAAATATAAACTGGGGCACTGAAGAGGTTTCAGAAATAGACATACTATATAAAGAATCTAACAGTAACAATGTTTATGTTGTAGACACTATAAAAAAAGTTGATTACACTCAAATATCTGCTACAGGTGAAACTTTAATTACAGAGTTTGAAATTAAAAACGAATTAATAGGCGCCACCGTAGAAGGCAATCAAATATTAAGACCATGGGATAACGTGCCTAGAAAAGCTAAGTCTCAAGAAATTGTAGGTAATAGAATTATATATGGAAATTACGTTCAAAACTACAGTGTAGATACAGTAGATCTTTCTACCGATATATCTAGGAAACCTCATCCCGCCAATACCGTGACAATAGAAGGTGGTTTATCAATAAGTAACGATGTATATATTGGAGATGCTGAACCTTCGTTAAAATCAATAAGAACATATCAAGTAGGTGTTGTTTATAAAGATCAGTATGGAAGAGAAACACCTGTTTTTAGTAGTAAAAATGCATCAAAATATATAGATATATCAGACTCTGATTCCATAACAAAGTTGCTTGTAAAACCAAATTCTGACGCACCTTCTTTTGCTACTCACTATAAGTATTTTGTAAAAGAAACTTCAAATGAATACTACAATTTAGCTTTAGATAGGTTTTATCCTGCAGAAGATGGAAATGTTTGGCTATCGTTTCCTTCTTCAGAAAGAAACAAATTAGACGAAGAGACTTATTTAATAATGAAAAAACAGCATGATAACAATAAAGCTGTAGAAACATTAAATAGATATAAAATACTAGCGATAGAAAATGAAGCTCCTGACTTTGTGGCTTCATTTGAATCTACTAAGTTTTTTGGGGCTGTAACTCTTCAAAACAATATTGAAATAGGTTTTATAACGTTAAGAGTTTCTTTAGTAAACAACACCGAAGACACGCGGAGACTTTTTCAAGAAAGTCTTACGTCTGCTAATAATTTAAGAATATCAAAAGGAGGTTTTGAAACTGATGACTATGGTATAGAAAAAGGAGGTCAAACAGCTTCTAATAATATTTTTTCAATAAAATTAAAATCACCTATAGCTTCTGATGGTGGTTGGTTAGAATCTTTATCTGTTAATGACACTGTTGATTTAACTATTTTTGAGCAAGAAAGAAAAAATTTACCAGAGTTTGAAGGTAGATTTTTCGCTAAAATAAATAGAGATTTTGCTTTTGATGAAAATATAATAGCAACTTTCGCTGCCTTAGAAAAGCAATATGTTGTTTTAGACGAGATAGATCTTCAAGGAGGTAAAACAAGTAGCGGTAACGCTAGGGGTTATTGGTGGGGTGATGCAGGTTGGCCAAGAGACGATGGTATTCAAGATTGTACTAATGATGCTCCCCAAAAAAGAGCTTTAGGCCAAGGATCATGGGGTGGTGTTGGTAGCGCTAACGGTATAACTATAAGGGAAAATTATAGACCTCCTACTAGAACTCACAATTGGTTTGGTTTTACATATATAGGTAGAAAAAGTGGTAATATTGACGACTTTATAGGCTCTGCTCATAATCATTTTGGAACCCTTCAGGGTGGATATTTTAATAATGGAGCTAAAATTAGATTTTATAATACCGTAGATGGCAAATATAGTAGAATATATCAAGTAGAAGAAAGCTATGGAGACGGTAGAGGTAGGGGCGCTAAAGTTGCAAATCCTTTTTGTAATAATTATGATGGCGAAGGTAACAGAGCTTATACAGTAGTAGCTAGATTAGATTTTCCTATACAAGAAGACTGGTTTCCTACAGAGGGTCAAGCAGGTAATACGGGTTGGAATCTTCTTGATTCTAAAAACATAGCCATACAAGTTGTGACTGATGTATATGATGGTGACAATAAAATATTAACTTCTAGCAATCCAGCTATATTTGAAACAGAACCAAAAGAAGCTGTTGATTTAGAGTTATATTATGAAGCTTCTAATGCTTTGCCAATATCTCAACACGGAACTCAATTTGATGAGTTAAATTGGTTTAATTGTTATTCTTTTGGTAATGGAGCTGAGTCTAATAGAATAAGAGACGATTTTAACGCAGTTTATATAGATAAGGGGCCTAAAGTTTCAACTATACTAGATGAACCATATTCAGAGGAGAGAAGAGGTAGCGGTATGATATTTTCACAAATATATAACTCTACTAGTGGTATAAATAGATTAAACCAATTTATACAAGCTTTACCTATAACTAAAGATCTTAATCCTATATATGGCACAATACAAAAGCTGCACGCTAGAGATACTGATGCTATAGTTCTCTGCGAAGACAAATGCTTGAGAATACTAGCTAATAAAGACGCTTTATATAATGCAGATGGAAATGTTAACTTAACTGGAAACAACGCGGTATTAGGGCAAGCCGTGCCTTATGCTGGAGAGTTTGGTATATCTAAAAACCCAGAATCTTTTGCTCAGTATGCTTTTAGATCTTATTTTACAGACAAAAATAGAGGAGCTGTTATACGTTTATCTATGGACGGTATAACAAATATAGCCGATAAAGGCATGTCAGACTTTTTTGCAGACAATTTAAGAGTGTCTACTAAAATAATAGGAAGTTATGATGATGATAAAGATATATATAATTTAACATTAAATAATTTAAGTCAAAGCTGGAGCAACACTTTTAGCGAAGACAAAGATTATCAATTACAGCCAGATTGTAACGTTGATACAAGAAAACCTATAACACAAACAACAGTATCTTTTAAAGAAAGCGTAGATGGTTGGACTTCTAGAAAATCTTTTATACAAGAAAGTGGTGTGACACTAAATAATAGATATTATACGTTTAAAAAAGGAAGATTGTGGGAGCACGGTTTAAATGTTTTAGCTAATAATTTTTACGGTGTTCAGTATGATAGTGCTTTTAATTTAATTATAAACGAAAATCCTCAGTCCGTAAAAGGTTACAGCACTTTAAATTACACTGGAACTCAAAGTAGAAGATTAGAGTATTTAAATAATAATAAATGGTACTCTATATCTGAAGTTAATTTTAATAAAATAATTCCAACTTCTGTAAAACAAAAACAACCAGGCTGGTATGTTAATTATATTAAAACAGATTTAGAAGGCGGAGAAATAAAAGAGTTTGAAAAGAAAGAAGGTAAATACTTTAACTATATAAAAGGACTACAAGAGTTTAATGATTGTGAGTTTATAGGAGAAGGTATTGGACCACCTGTTTTAGTAGAATGCACAACTCAGGATTATAATTTTACTATAACTATAGACGAATCTTGCAGTGGATTGGGTGATCCAGACGGAGGTGGTATAACGCCAAATTCTCCAGATGAACAGCAATTTTTCTACAACTATTGGTGGGTAATAAAGCAAGATCAAAACCTTGGTCCTGCTATAATAACAGATGAAACGTCAGCGCAAGATGCTAAATGTGTTATAGAAAACTTTTATAATAACATACCTATAGGTAGTTATGATATAGTCACTAATCAAGGTGTAAGTTTTTCTTACTTTTTATCCGACGGGTTAGTTGCAGGAACTCAAATGTATAATTCTGAAACAGAAGAACCAATATCATCAGCTGGAACCTACTTGTTTACGGTGCAAGGTTCTGATCAATCTACATCTAGCATAGATCATGGTTCTTTAGATTTAAATAATTCTAGCACAGCTCCTAATTCTTATGCAATAATGATATTAAATAGTAGCGGTGTTATACAAAGTTTTACTCAATACAACACAATAGATAGTTGTCCTGACGAAGGGCCTGGTTGTGAAGAAAGACCTAACAATAGAACTTATTTTCAAACTTCTTTCGGTAGCTTGCCATATGATGGAAGCTCTATAGTAATACAAAATACAGATGCTTTTAAAAATTACGCCTCAAGCACTGCTATGTTTAGCGGTATACAATCTTACATGAGCTCTTGGGACAGTAACTATTCTAGTTCTTGCCCTTCTTGCCCTAAATCTTGGAGCGGTAATATATTCTATTACTCAGGTCAAACATTAGGTTTAGGTTCTGTTTTATATTACTTAATTGTTCAACCAAACGGTTGTGCTACTAGAGTTAAAAACTTTAGAGGAATACAAGATATAAACAACTCTAGCTCATGTCAAGCGCCTTATGGAGCTTCTTATTACAGTAATTTAAGCAACATGCCAAACAACTATTACTTAATAGAAACAAATGATTCTGGTGTTGTAACTACTTACCAAAGAATAAACACATTGTAAAATGGATATAATAAATAATTATAGTTTTTCTCCTGTAACATACATAATGGAAGAAGGTATAGAGATAGGTTCAGTAGCTGGTTACCACGCTATTATAACTATAACACCCTTAGATGGTTTTACAGCAACTGCGTCAGATTTTTCTGCTGTAAATCCTAACTCAACTTACATAAACGCTATAACTTTCACACAAGATGGTGATAACGTTTTGTGTAATATTTATTTAGTACAAGGTGTTACAATGCCTTCTAACGATATAACTATTTCTATATGTGTAACAGGGGGTGGAGTTGGCAAAGATATAAATATTTCTGGAAAAATATCTTCAACTGTTGGAACTAATGTAGGTGGAAATTCTCAAGAAACAAATACACCTTATAGTAACTCTGGAAGTTTTGGTCAACTAGAAACTTTACTAACTAGAGCATATACAACTAACACTGGTTATTATTGGCCAACAAGCGAAACACCTTCTTTAAATGTAACTGTTGGTAATCAGTCTAATTATAATATAATTCAAACTGGAAGTTTTGATTCTTCTAATAGACTAACCGGTCTTTCGTTTACAGTTAAATACTTATATCCAAATCAAGATGTTTCTGGTGACAAATTAGATATAACAGTACCTAACGCTACTTCTGTTAGACCAACTCAACCTATAAAAGTAACAAGTTATAGCCAATTACCTTTATATATAGGCGAAAGCGGAGAGACTGTAGCTTGGACTATATACGGACAACCAACCGCAGAATATAGTGCTTCTATGACAGATGGAACAACTACAATAACTCTTGCTACTAATGAAACTATAGGTTCTGGCGGAACAAGTTTAGTTTTAATAAATTTTCCCGCTTTAGGAAATCTAAAAACACCTGTTTGTTGGACTATAACTTTAACAGGAGATTTACAAAATCCTTTTGGTCAACCAAACCCTGTCCAGGTTTGTCAAGAAGCTGATATTACAGTAATGCTTAGACCTTATACAACTTCTAACATAAATAACCTTGTTAGTTGGACGCCTGTTAGCTATGTTTCAGAATATACACCGTATACTGAAAACGCTGGATCTCAATACATGAGTTTTAGGGTAACAGCTCCAGATATTTCAGCTAGACCTGTTGAAGTTGGTGATATAGAAGAATTTAGCTACGATGTTAGTTGTCGCGTGGATGGTTCTGTAACTAATGCTAGTAGCATAAACATACAAGATTTAACACAAAATGAAGGCACATTAGCTGTAGGTGATAGATTTAATATTAACGACAGTAGTGGTTATGCTCCTTTCACGTACGAAGTAACAGCTGTAAACTCAGCAACAAATATAAGTGTTAGTCCAAATATAACAGCTTCTGATAACGACTCTATATTTTTCTATAGAAACAACGGAAATATTCTCAGCGTCAACAACTCAGAGGTTGTTAGAGTTACTGATAACTCGGTAGACTTAAACTTTGATCTACAAGTTGATAGATCTGGTGATGAAAGCACAATATTTGAAATAAATTTAGCACAAATAATATCTTACGATCCAACATAATGGCAGTATTAACTTTAACATTCGAAAATCCTTTACCAGTAACACTTCAAACTGGAGACGAAGCCTGGTATTTAGACGTATCTACAGGCAGCGAAGTAAGACTAGGTACTATAACTAATATAAATAATTTAGTTTTAACAATAGATATTGTAATAGGTTCTACACCTCCTCAAACTAGTGATTTTATATTTTTCAAAAAAACACCAGCAGCTAGAATAGGTCAACTAAAGGGCTACTATGCTGAAGCACAGTTTAGAAACAACACTACAGCATACGCGGAATTGTTTTCTGTAGGCAGTGAAGTGTTTGAAAGTAGTAAATAACATGTAATAATATTTATATGTCAAAAAATAAAATTAAATCAAATAAAAAAAGCGTTATTTATAAAAAAAATCCTTTAAAAGAAATTTTAAAAAATGTACCTGAAACAAGAGGTATACTTTGGGAAAAAATATTAGAACTTGAAAAACAAGTTTTAAATAACGTAGAAGGCGCTGTTCACCATAAGGCTGGAACTAAGCAATCAAAAGAAATGAAAGAAACATACCCTTTAATTCAACATATTGAAAACGGTATGTACACTAGGCAAATATTCATGCCTAAAGGTCATCTAGTTATAAGTATGGTTCACAAGCAAAACCATCCATCTTTTTTATTAAAAGGTGAACTTTCTTATTTAGCTGATAATGGTGAGGTTGTAAGAATAAAAGGGCCTCATGTTATACACACAAAACAAGGAACCCAAAGAGTTTTATATATACATAAAGATTGTCATTGGGCTTGCGTATATAAGACTGAAGCTAAAAGCTTTGAAGAAGCGGAACTAGATGTATATACTAATGACTATAAAGAATTACCAAAAGAAATAATAGAAAAAAATAAAAAGTTATGGCAGGAATTGGCACAGCAGCCCTTGTTGGAGGAGCAATAAAAGGTGTAGCCGGTATAGCCGGAGGTATCATAGGTAGCCGCAAAAGAAAGCGAGAAGAAAAAGCTGCTCAAAGAGAAATGAATATGAGAAAATCTCAATATGAAGCTTTAGATACTTCAAACCTATATTCCGGCATGCAAAATACAATGGAAGATTTAACTGTTAACCAGCAACAAGCTCAGTTTGCTCAGCAAGCCCAACAACAAGCTTTAGCTAACACTATGACTGGCTTACAAGGCGCTGCTGGAGGATCAGGTATAGCGGCGTTAGCACAGTCTTTAGCTGGTCAACAAATGCAAGCAGCTCAACAAGCATCAGCTTCAATAGGCGCTCAAGAACAGCAAAACCAAATTTTACAAGCTCAAGCAGGGCAAAGACTTCAAGAGCTAGAAGCGCAAGGTGCTACGCAAGCGAGACAACTTGAATATGATAAAACAGGTACATTGTTAGGCATGTCACAGCAAAGGTTAGGAGCCGCTAAACAAGCTAGAGCAGCAGCCACTCAATCTATAGTAGGAGGAATTGGCGCTATTGGAGGTGCAGTTGCTGGAAGTGGCGATGCAATTTTTTAAATAACAAACTATGGCAATAAATACAGCATTAATACAAGGCGCAGCTACGGCCGCAGGACCAGTAGTAGATTATTTTGGATCGTTTTCACAAGGATTTGACTCTACTTTTGAACCTTTGATGGAAATGGCTAAGCTTAAGTTACTAGAAGAAAAAGAAAAAAAGCAAGCTGAAGACACTAAAATGATTAAGTATCTTGAAGGTTTAGAAGATGTCGATATAGCGGGGTTAACGCAGTTAGAACAAATGGAGGTAGCAAAGGTCGGTTTGCAATGGAAAAAAGATTATTCAGAAATAGCTGGGCAATTATCTCAAGTTTCTGCTTCAGAAAACCCAGAACTTTATATGGAGCTTTCTAGCAAGTTAAATGCTATAAACAATAAATTCATTAACTTAACAAATAACTTTAAAACATACAAAGCAAACAAACTTGATTACGCTGATTCTTTAAAAAATAATGAATTTTCATTAATTAACGGCGACAAAATAAAACAAGCTAATGATTATTATACTGGAAACATAAAAATAGACTATGAAACTGGAAACGCTACTTGGGGTGATTTAACAGAAGCTCCAGTTTTAGCAAAAAAAGAAAAAGCTATAATTGTTGGTAATCAAATAAAACAAACAATAAAAGAAATTAAAAAGCTTAAAAGACCTTTAACTGAGCTAGAAAAAAAAGAATATTATAATGATCTTAAAGCTGTAATAACTCCTGAAATAGCGGCTATGATAGTTAAAGACGATGCCATACCTGGTGTTGATAGTAGTTTGTTTTTAGATATATTAATAGGTGAAAACTTAGCTAAAAACGCCGGTGCTTTAGGTTTTGAAAATCTTTTTGACATTGAAAACTCTGCAAATTTAAGAGAGCAAGTTATTAGTAGATTAACAAATGGATTTGTTGATGTTGCTAATAATAGCTATGCAATAAAAACAAAAGAAGATGAAGATAAATTAAAAGCGGAGCTATTTGAGACAGAGTTAAAAACTGAACTTAGAGAAAAAATTAAAAGAAAATACGCAAAACGAAAAAAGCCAAAGGAAAAAGACAAAACTGTTAAAAACAACGCAATAAATTTAGTTAACAATTTAATAGATGATCCTAATGGTACAATAGATAGAATTTTAGGACCGGGCCAACAAAGAGTTGTTAATGGAAGTTTTATTGAATTAGATCTTGGAGATGGTGAAACTGAAAGCTTTAATATAGAAAATGAAAATCAACTTAAGAACTTAGCTGTAAGGTTGAGTAATGCTCAAGGTTATACAGTAGGCGAGAAGACAGAATCTAGAAACGAAATAGTAGAATATGTAAATTCTCTAGTACCTCAAGTTGTAACTGTTAATCCTAATCCAGATAATGATAGTCCAGAAAACTACATATATCTAAGTGACGATGAACTAGATGATTCTTTAGAATAATAAAATTTAATAAGTATATATTATGCCAGATTATAAACTAAAAAATGGTAAAGTAATTTCAGAAGATCAGCTAATTAAGTTAGCTAAAAAAAGAGGAACAACAATAAATGAAATTATTTCTAAAAACGGGTTAGAAGCTGTTACACCTAGAGAAGTAAAGAGCAAGGACGATGTACCGGGTGCAGTTGCGTCGTCGCAGAAAAATATAGCACCGAGTACGGTTTCAGGTTCGGTAGATGGTTCTTCGGCCTTCACAGGCGATGATCCTTTTGGATTTCAAGCTATTCAAGATCAACTAGACACAGATATATCTGGTAATAAAGTTCAAAGTTCTAGGCCTGTATACGTTAAAAAAGAAAAAGTAAAAATACCTAAACAAAGCCTAGTTTATAAAGACACTATTATAGATCTTTCAAATGACATAGATCTTACGAGTTCTAATAGTGCTAACAGCATAGTTGATTATTATAAAAACATTTTAGAAAAAGATGGCTTTGAAGTAAGAAACACTCCATCAACTATATTTATAAAATCTCCTAACGGGCAAAGTACTTCTTTTAATGTTACTACAGGTTTTGCTAAGTTTGAAAATCTAAACAATTGGTTAAAAGAAAACTCTAAAGATGAAGATTTACAAGCTTTCAAAGATAATAAAAAATATAGAAACCAATTTTTAAGTAGAGTTAAGTCTTTAATAAACCAAGGCCCTAACAGCTACAGAGATGGTCTAGAAAACGAAGAAACAAGACTTGAAACGATAAAAGAAATAAAACAAGTTGCATTAAATAGTTTTAATGAATATAATAAAAATTTAGGCGAAGATCCTCTTTTTGAAATAACTTTTTTAGATAATCAATATGGTTTTAGAGGAACTAAAGCAAGTGAAGTTACAGGTATTACAGATTACCAACAAGATATATTAATGAATAATGCTGTTGACCAGTTTCTTTTTCAACAACAAGAAGAAAATCAACAAGTTGAATTAGAAAATTTTTCTAACTATATAGAGAACAAAGATATTAGTGTTGAAGAGTATTTTGAAAGAGCTAGAAAAAACGGTATAAATCTTTTAGATAAGGATTTAAAACAGTTAGGTGAATTAAATGATAATATAATACAAATTTCTAATCAACTTAAAAACACTCCATATACTGATAATAATAGACAAAGTCTTGAATTAAAACTTAAAAATTTAAAAAAAGTATCTAACTCTTTAATAAATGAATTTCTTGGAAAAGACGCTGGATTTTTTCTTAACATAGACACTAAGTATGTTAGTAAAGAAAAAGGATCTGTAGATTCTGATAATACAATAAACATAACTAACAACGTAAAATCTGTTATAGATCAACTTTTAACAATGAAAGAAACTGATTTTGGTTCTCTAGAAGTTGCATATGGGTTACATAGAAAAGAAACAGATAATTTAAATAAGATATTAAATAAAAAAGTAAACGTTTCAGATACAAGAGATAATCCTATATTGGCAGAAGGTTGGTTAAATGCTTTAAAGCGTAAATATGACATGAACGCTAATGAGTTTAAAAACTTAACTATTAGAGATTTAGTAGATATTTATATATCTAGCAAAGGCTTTATGATGAAAGACTTTGGAGATGGTTTGAAAGCAGTCCCTACAGACATAAAAGAAAGTGATAAAGACACAGTTTATGAAATTTTTGATGAAAAAAATATAAAAGAGTTAACTCAAAGATATTTAAATTTAAAATCTGAAAAACAAGCTTTTGATTTTGTTTACTTAGCAAATATAGATCCAAAAGACATACAAAGAACTGGGTTTTTTACAACTTTTGGTAGAGGAGTTGCTGCTTCTTTTACATCAAAAGAAAAAATAGAATCTAATTGGGATCCAACCTCTTCTGAGGTTTTGACTGCTATAGAAGAAATAGGTCAAGAAGCTAATATAAATTTTACCGAAAGTCAAATACAAAACTTCAAACAAACAAGTAAAGAGTTTGTAGGAGAGACTTTGTCAGCGGCCCCTAGATTAGCTATTGAATTTGGAATTGCTAATGTTGTTACAGGAGGATTATCAAATATTACTGGTTTAACTAGACTAGGATTGGTTTTAAAAAATGGAAAATACTTTAAAAACGTATATAGTCCTAAGCTTGGAAAAATGATACAAAAACCTATATCATACGCTGAAGTTCAAGCTAAAGCCGCTTCTGCAGGTTATAGAATGGCTAGTGGAAGACAAGCCGCCATAGGTAGTAAAACAGTTCAAAACTTTGTTAAATCTCAGTCAAAGTTAAATAAATCAGGTTCTATTATTAAAAAAGGCGGAAATGTTTTAGACAGAGGATATGAGCTTGGTATTTCTTCTGTTATAGAAGGTATTAAAATGGAAGCTATTTTTGGTGATGGAGGTTTTGAAACCGGTATGGCTTTTATACCAGCTAGTAGAATAACAAACGTAGCTTTTAAAAAAATATTAGGTGGTAGCTTTTTTAAAGGAACTGCTTATCATAGGTTAAATGAGTTGGTTTTTAAGCCTTTTAAGTCTGGTTTATCTTTAGTACCAGCTTCTGAAATGGCAGGTGCTTTAGAAGCTGTAGCAGAAGATTTTACAGGAGGCGAAGATTTTAAAACTTATTTTGAAGAAAATTTTTCGCAACTACCTATGTTTGGTGAAAACAGTGTTTCTAGAAGATTGTTAGGTCATTTTATAACGGGTTTAGCTTTAGGTTATCCGCACGCTAAACTTAAAAATATTACTCAAACTCTTAATAATGCTAAGTCGATGAGAGCTGAAGCTAGAAAAAATGCAGAAGCTATCATAAAAGAAAACGGAGCAAATCCAAAAGATGTAAAAATAGCTAAAGACTTAGAGGCTTATAAAGCAGCTTGGAACATGGCGAATGACTATATAGTTGCAGCTGAAATTGCAGCTATAGAAGTAACACCAGAGTTGCTAGCTAAACAAGCTCAAACAGATTACAATAACATAGTAGAAAAATATAAAAAAGAAACCGGAAAGAACTTAGATATAAGTCTTAAAATACAAATGGACGGCAGAGGTTTAAACGGCAAAAACGCTGAATATATACCTACGTCAGACGGAAAAGGCGGTACTAAATATGATATAGTAGTAGATGCAAGAAAATACCAAAG